CCCTCACCTGGCAGCATCCGCCCTCCTTCACATCCCCATACCATTTCTTACTACGAACGCCTGACAAGCCCGTCCCGTAGCTGCTACTTCCTCCGTCTGCAAGATCAAGGCTTGAATATCTCGCGCCACCGCGTCAGGAAGTAGCCCGCCGCCGGGATCGGCTGCAGCGCCTCCTTCGGCGCCAACGGCACCGGCCGGGGCGGCAGGTCCAGCACTTGCACAGAAGGCGGGCTTGCGCATGCGCTCAGCAGCAGCAAGACGAGCGAGTACATCGCTGATTTCGTCATCGTAGACTTTCTTGATGGCCGCCGATTTGATGGCCTGTTGCCTGGCTTGCGCCAGGTTCTCGGTGGCGCGCTGCGCCACCGCCTTCGTTTCCGCTGCCGCGCGGGTCTTCTTGTCGATATTCCACAGCGCCTGCACGGCGGCGCGGCCCTGGGCGACTCCCTGCGCACGCTGATACACCATGCCGAAGCCGGCCAGCACGCACGCACGCCAGCAAAGCACAGTACAACCACCACGGCACCTTGCCCGCCATCTTGGCCAGCGTGATCACGCCAGCACCTTGCGCGCTTCCCGGTACAAGGCCAAACGCTCGGCCAGGCCGTTCACGCCACCGTTGATGCGGCGCGTCACCCGCTCTTGGTCGCCTGCATCGGCCAGGGCATTCAAACCGCGCGTCTGCCAGAACCAACCGGCCGAACGGCAGGCGTTGGCGGTCTGCTCGAGCAACTCGGGCTGGGCCAGCAGATCCAGGCCCAGCGCCTTGCCACAGGCGGCGTAGTTGGCGCGGCCAGTCACCTGCAGCAAGCCGCGCCCACGGAAGCGCACGCCGTCGCCGCGCTGGGTGTTGCCCAGGTCGACGCGCCCCTCGTAGGCCTGGCCGCTGGCCAGCTCGCGCACATAGCGCAGCTGGCCGGACTCGTGCCCCACCTGGGACAGGAAGGAAGCCTGGCGTGCCGGGGTCGTGATCCCGAATTCCACCATGGTCGCATTCAGCGGCGCCAGGAAGGCTACCGCGCGCGTGCGAGCCAGCGGCATGATAGCCAGCAGCTGGACCAGCGTGACGGCGCTCACAGGCCACCCCGCACGTCCTTGACGACGGCGGCCGCATCGCGCGCCAGCTCGCCGATGTCCTTGTCCCGGCGCTTGTCGAACCAACGCACCGTGGCGCCCAGCACCCACCAGGCGGGCAAGCCGGCGGCCACCATCAGCGGCGCGGCGATGAACAGGAAGCCCAGCGCCGGGTCGCTACCGTACAGCACGGCGACGGCGCGCGCGCTGTCGAACAGGCCCGGCATCCAGTTGCGCACGACCACAACCAGGGCCGGCCCCATCAGGGCGGAAAACAGAATGGTGACGAAGAAGCGTACGCCCGCTTCCTTGGCAGTTTTTGGCCACATAAACATGAATCCCAGTGAGGTTGCGGCAGCGCCGGCAAGAACCGGGATGCCAAAAATTTTGATCAGTGCGCCGCCGGCGGCGGTCGTTTCGATGGCCATGTAGTGCCTTTCAGGTGGTGGAAATGAAAAAACCCGCCGAAGCGGGTTTGTGGTGAATGCTGTTATTCTTTATGCGGCTTCAAGCGCCGTCAGCCGCGCCTCCTGGCCAGCGGCAATAAACATGGACAGTTCGTCGTAACGGAAGGCGTAACGGTCACCAGCCTCCAGCGTGACCTCTGTGTACGCTGCGCGCGCCTCGACGGCCAGCTGGCCATCGCTGGCCGGTACAGCCGGCGTGATGATGTCACCGAATGAATTGCGTACCTCTGGCGCCGCCTCAGTAGCGGGAATGGCTGGCCGGGCCTCGATGGCCGGGTGCTCGATGGTCTGCTGCTCCCAGGTGTCGTGGCAAATAAATCCGTAGTTGAACGGGTCCAGTCCATGCGCCTGCATGATCTCAATGGCGCGCTGCACGGTCGGACCGACGTGCTCGCGTGCATCAGGCCCCCTGCAGTCGACGGCATCGCGCCAACGGTAAGCGCCGATGGCACGGGCGATATCCTTGGCGGCGGCAATTTCGGCCGCAGTCAGGCCCCGGAAATCACATTTCAGGCGCGCGTCGGAGGTGTTGATGGTACCGGTCCGGGCGTACAGGGTTGCATAGGCTAATGCTGCCGTCCCTACCGTGTGCGTATTGTCGGCAATGGGCACAATGTTTGCGGCGCTCACTCGCCCAGCAACTGTCAAATTTCCTGCCCCGCTGATCGACAGCAACGAACCGGTCTCCGTCGTACTACCCGCATCTTGAAAGCTCACAGCCAATATGTAGCCTCCCGTCCCTCCCGCGACGCTGCCGGTCGACAACAGGAATCGGCCAGAATTCGACAAACCTGGGACCGATGCTACTCCGACGGACAGTGCTGGGTACAGGACGCCTCCCACGCCTCCTACCAAACCATTAGGACGCAGCAGGGCCGAAGCCCATGTCGCCGCTGCGACTGTGCCGGCGATTATGCTCGTTGCCGATAGGGAGCTGGAGCTGCTCACGGGGCCAGTTAACGCGCCACCAGTCAGCGGCAGTGCGTTATATGGCCCTGCGGCGAATGCCGTGTACAGCAAGTTCAACCGCTCGTTGACATTCGGCATGCCGTCGTAAAAATAATCAGCCATTTAAATTCCTTCGATTTGCAGTGGTGCGGAATACGTTTCAAAGTACGGCGTTGCCACCGCATCGATATTGCTGGCCTTGCCATACAGCATATGGTCCTGCTCCAACAGTGGGTCCGGGTTTTCCGGGAACAAACTGAACAGCATCGCCTTGCCCTTGCCGCTCTCGCGCAGGATGCGCATGAAACGTGCGCGGTCCGCTGGCGTAAGGTGCGCCAGATTGATGCTCAGCTTGTCGCTGGTCGGGCGGATCTGCGTCTTGAGGTCGCCGGCACCTGTGCGGTAGTCTTCGCTGGCATCCTGCAGTTGCAGCTGGGCGCCGTATTCGGCGTTGTGTTCCGGCGACCAGTAATTCCCCACCACCAGGCGCGATATATCCAGGTAGCCTTCCGGGCTTTGTGGCGCGGATACCTCGATCACCAGTTTGCGCACGCGCACGGGCGCGAACCAGGCGACGCCATCGGCGCCACCACCGCGCGCCCATGTGTTCGCGCCACCCCACTTGTAGGCATTCCAGCCCAGCGGCAGCACGCCCCAGGGATAGGAGCCATGCACGGAGGCCGGGCACGGGAAGATGCTGCCTGTGTCGAGCACAGGCACGGCATCGCCCGGCTGGGCATAGCCGCGCACGCGCATGCGAGCGCTGCTGGTCATGTTGGTGAAGATCAGCGCCACGCAGCCGACGGCTTCTTGCGTGGGCCAGATGGCGGTGATGGTCTGTGCGGTGACGCTGGCGCGAAGCACGGCAGCCTTGCTATCGCGCTGCAGGTTGGCCGGGCCCAGCGCGCCGACTTGGCTCGAAGCGGTCAGCACCGCGCGGTCGGCGGCGTTATCGTGGATGATGCGAAGATTTGGCATATTAGGGAAATTTAGCGTTGTCGATCACCGAGAGGCGCGAATACACGGTCTGGCATTTCGAATTATCAATAATCAGGGGTCCACTGACGTCCATCTCATCTGCGCTCGCCGCGATACGGCGCACCTGCAGCTGATTGCCGCTGGCCCAGTACATCGATTCGTAGTGCAGCACCGCATAGCGGTTCATGGTCCGGCCGTCGTCTTCATACGAATACAGGTAATACGGCATCGAGACCATGCCACGGGTATTCGCGCTGATGGATTTGCCTTGCATGCTGAACGGCAAGTTGACCGCCGTGTCCTGGCCATTCGCTGGGGCGCTGTCACTGGGCGGCACCGGCCAGGGGAGTGTCAGCTCGACATCGTAGGTATCGCCAGCCAGGCGCAACATGCGTTTGCCGCTGAGAAACACCAGCGCCTTTTCCTCCAGCGTACGGACCAGCAGGCCGTAGCCATATGGGCGCGCTGGAGGATTTAGATCCAGGCGCCCGAATACCCGCAAGTACAGCGCCAGAGCGGGGCCATTGTGGTTATTGATGGCCATGGTCGCGCGCCAGCTATCGCCACCCAGAAACTGCAACTTGCGCAGACTCATGCCCGTGCGCGAACGGAAAGCATCCAGCCCGGTCGTGCCGATGTCCTGGGCCGTGATGTTGTAGGGCACGTCAAAATACAGCTGGGGCATACCCTTGCACTGAAAATCGACCGTTGGGTACGCGCCGATCTGGCTGGGGATGAGGTATTTTCCAAGGTACACGTAAGCACGCAGGCTGGAATCGATGGTGATATTGCCCTTCTCCAGGTTCTTCGCTTGAAAGCCCATTCTCATAGCGCCGCTCCGGTAAAGTAAATCATCATGTAGCCATCGCACACCGGTAAGCCGGCAGTGGCATTGTCGACAAACACCTGGACCGTCGGGATGCCCGATGGATAGCTGACGCGACAGCTCAGCACCGCCCAGCCGTCAACGTCACCGGTTTGATAGGGTGAAACCAGATTGGCAACGATTTTCTTTCCGGCATAAGCCGGGTATGAGAATGTACGACCAGCCCCGGTACCGACACTGGCCCCGGCAATCGCCTCTTCTACAATACAGAACAGGGTGTTCTCCTCCCGGCTGTCATAGAGCACTTCTCGGGTTTGCAAATCCCGGCTTATCACGCCATGGCTGTTCATATATCCAGATTCCCGAACTGCGCCGTAACAACTTCAGCGCCTGCCGCATCGATGCCAATTGATTTCAGCGCGTCACCATACATCTCCATGCGCGCACCGCTGGCGCGGCTGCGCAGCAGACCGATCGTACCTGTCACGGCCGACAGGGTGCCGTAGAAAGTCGCCGTGCCGTTTACAATGGAAAATGCTGGCGCGAAAACGTTGCCGGCTGCGTCGACACCAAAATACTTCCCTGTTTGCGGATTGCCGATATACAGGCCGCCGGCGCTCAAATGATAGCCAGTACCTAAATTGCCGGTAACCGGCCAACCTGATGCACTGGTGGGATACCCCGTGCCACCATGCAGCGTCGTACCGTACAGGTCGCCAGCAACCACGCTCCCCAGATTCGCCTTGATGGCGCCGAGCGTGTCGCCCACAATCGCCTTCGCCGCCACCGTCCCATCGACCAGCAAGCTGCCATTCAACACCGTCCCCAGCACCATCCAGGCTCCATCAACGTAGAACTTCGTCACCGCATGCGTCCCGTCATACAAGGTCACCACGTCGCGGTTGAGCGGCGCGCCATAGCCTGCACGCCCCAGTTCATACACGGCCGATGCATCCGACCAGACCGAGTAGCCGGGCGCCGCCACCGTGACGGTGCCGCGCTGGCCGTTGGCACCATCGGCGGCCAGGCGCGCCGCGGCGGCCCATTCGCCTGGGGCGATGTCGTCGGTCGCCGTGCGCGAAGCGGCCGTGGCGCCCGAGGTGAACAGATAGGCGCCGCCGGCCGTCGGCACCTGGGCCGACCAGCCATTATTCAGGCCCGTTAGCGCGCCAGTGGCAAAGGTGAACGTGCATGCCGCACTCGGCAGCGCCGGCGCAATATTCGTGGCGCCGCGCTGGTAGATGCGCACGGGTGCCACGTTCAAGCCGTCGGCACCATCCTTGGCCAGCTGCACCGCCCCCGCCCACTCATTGGCGGCGATATTGTCCGTGGCATTGCGCGAACTGGCGGCGGCCACGCGCACGTACAGCGGCGCTGTGCCAGCCGGAATGTTCTTCGACCAGCCATTGGCCAGGTCGTTGCCGGCCGGCGTCGTGATGCTGGCCGTGGCAAAGGCAAAGATCACGTCACCTGGCGAATCGCCAGGTGCGGCTGCCGCGCGCTTGTAGGCGAAAGCCTGCCCCGTGTTCAAGCCAGCCAGGCCAGGCTCACCGGTCACGCCATCGAAGACCTTGCTGATCATGTAGTTGCCGACGTAGTCAACACCAAATTCACGGATGCGGGCCTGCACCAGGGCCGTATCGGTCGTCATGCTGGCAAAATCGACCGTGGCCACGTTGCCGTTGACGGTCATCTGCGTGCCGGCGGACACCGAAAACACGATATCGCCCACCACATTGACCGGCTTGGCGGTGATGGCAATCGAGCCGGGCGCGCCGGCGCCGGCGCTGTTCACGCGAAACACGGGCGTGCTGCCCGCCAGCAGGATCGCCTTGCCGTCGGCCGTGGTGCTGAAGCGCTCCGCCGTCGCCTGCAGCAGCGTGTCACGGGCACCGCCGATGGCTGTCATACCAGCACTCCCACCGTCACGCGCCCTGCCAGCCATTGGTGCGACAGCAGCACCACCACGCCAGGTGCACCGCCCTGCAGGCCAAAGCGATCATCGCGCAACACCACAGGCTGCCCCAGTTCCAGCATCATCATCTCAGGCTCTCCGTCAAATTCATAAATGGTGCGCTGCACCTTGTTCAGGGCCAGGCGCCGCGCCGCTTCCGCCTGGGCGTCTGCGTTGGTCTTGAGGCAGGTATCGATCTGCGGCGGGTCGTCCGTCAGGCGGTAGCGCGTGCGCACCGCTTCATCGACCGCCGTTTCGGTCAGCCATTCCGTGGCATACAGGTCGGCATGCGCCGGCGGGATGCTGGTGGTCAGGCTGGCCTGCACCGTGTAATTACGGTCAAAGGCGATCTTGACGGCGGCGACCACGGGCAGGCGCTGCACCGGGCGCAGGGAATCGAGCCGCATGTGCTCTGGGCCGATCTCCACCGGCACGCCGGCGGCCGGCAGCGCAATCTGCACCAGGCGCAGCTGGCCGGTGCGCGACATGACCGCCTGGGCGCCCACACTGGCCGCCAGCTGCTGGATCGCCTGCGCCTGGTTCGTCCGGTCCGCAACGTACAGGCCCACCAGCTGCGGGTGGGCGGCGTCGAAGGCGGCCAGGTTCGCCAGGTCCAGATCAGCCAGCGTAAAACGGTCGGCCGCCTTGCCGTAGGCCGTGGCGATGCGCTGCACCAGCGGCGCGATGCGCGGCGCATAGCCGCCGCCCTTGTCTCCCTGCACGCTGACCGTGATCGTGGTGGAAAACGGGTCAGTGGTCAGGTTGAAGCGCCCCGCCTGGTCATTCAAGGCCACGGCAATAGGCTTGCCGTTCGTGCGCACCTCAAAACTCGACTCCACCGCGCCCAGGAATCCATACTCCAGCGTGGCGGGATTGGTCAGCAGCGGCGTCACGTTGTGGCATTCGCCGAACGGGATCGGCAGGGTCGCGTCCTTGTTTGGCGTGGTGCCGCCCAGCTTTGCCTCGGCAATAGGCGTGTCCAGGCGCTGCAGCTTGTCGCGCAGTGATAGGTTGATCGATTCGCGCGCCGAACTGCCGATATCGGCGACGATGCCGTCAAAAATCAGGCGAAAGTCACTGCGCGGCCAGGCCGGGTCACCGGACCAGGCCCTGATGGGCCGGTTACGCCAGACGTCGGCGAGCCAGCTATCGAGCGCGCCATCGGTGTTGTCGAGCTCAATATCCCCGCCCGACAGGCCGGCCTCGCCGGTCAGGCTGACCTGCTCGGTGAAGGCCAGCCCGCCGGTGGCCAGTGGCAAGTACTCGACGTTGGACGGGATGTCGGTCGGGCCTGTGATATACGGCCAGGACGAGATAAACCGTGTCACTTCGACGCCTGCCACATTCACCTGCGCCTCGATCAGCACCATACGGGTGGCCGACGAGCTTTGCAGCCATGCCAAAAATTGCGCGTCTGTCATTGCGAGTACTCCACTTGTTTCGCCCAGGCAGATGCCTTGGCGGATTTATCGACACCGGCCACGACCGTTTTGGCTGCTTTGTCGTTCGATTCGACTGTCGCCTGGATGGTGGCGCCAGTCTGCTTGTCCTGATCGGCGCGCAGTCCTTTGACCTCGTCCCGCAGGGTCTTGATTTCGGCAATCAGGGCGTCGTTATTGCCGCCGCCCTGGCTCGGTGCGCCACCGAAGTAACGGCGCATGGCAGCGGCAGCTTGCGCGTCGACCACCACCTCGCCGCGGTGCAGCTCGGCCGCATAGCCATCAAACGGCACATTGGCCAGGCCGCCGGCATGGGAACCGTCGAACTGCACGCCCAAGCCTTTGGCCGTGCCCATCGCCGCATGCAGGTTGGCAATGGCTTGCGCCACCGTCAGCACGCTGTCATTGATGGTGATCAGGCCCGAGACCTGGGCCTTGAGGGCGTCCAGGCTGGCCTGCTGCACGTCGACCTGGGCCGAGGCCCATTTCAACGCCTCGTTGTTGGCCGCCACCACGCGGGCGTAATCTGCCGCGTAGCGAGCGTCCGAGGCGTTGACCACTTGGGAAGCCGTCAGGAAGGCCTGCTCTGCAGCAGACAGACCGGACTGCGCCGTGGTGTCGCCGGCATTGGCTGCCGCCAGGGTTTTCTCGAACTGGGCCCGCGCCTCGGCGTATTTCTGCTCCGGCGTCAGCGTGGACTGGTTACCCAGGGCCATGCTGGCGTTCAGGCCATTGAGCGTGGCCACCCACGACTTCGATTTATCCAGCGCCGTCTGGGCCGCTGCCGCTTCAGTCTCATACGCCTTGGAAAGCGCGTCCTTGGCCGTCACCACCGCCTTGGCCGCCTGCACCTGGTCGAACAGCGCACGATTGACGGCGGCGATGCTGGAGCGCTGGATGGCCAGCAGTTCCGTTTCGCTTTTCGTCAGTTCGTTCAGCTGCTTTTGCAGATCCATGCGCTCACTGGCGATTTCGCTGGCGGTTTTGACGACGGCAGCATAATTGCCGGTCGCTGCGGCCAGTTGGCTGCTGTAGTCGGCGGCCGCCTTAAAGGCCGGCGCAAGAGCCAGCAGCTTGATGTACATCTCTTGGCCGCCCGTGCTGGCCAGGTCCAGGCCCAGCACCACTTCCTTGTACTGCTCCACCGATTTGACGCCAGACATGCCCAGCTTGCCCAGCGTATCGGCCACGGTCGACAGCACGGGCGCCATCTGCTCGGCTTCCGTCAGGAAGTTTTCGGCAAAGAAGCTGGTCCCGCTGGTGAGCGAGTCCAGGCTGCCGGCCAGCTTGATCAGGTTTTCCCGCGCGCCAATGGTGGCCACGCCCACCGCGCCAAAGGCATCCTGCGACGTGCGGCCGATCAGCTGCAGGGCCGCGTCGACGCCAGCGTAATTCCCGGCCACGCGCTGCAGGGTGGCGCTCAGTTCCTCGTTGCCCTGCTTGAACTGGCCGACATTGGGCAGCAGCTCGACTGCGATGGCGTTGCCCACCCCCTCGAAAAACTTGGTAACGGCGCCCAGCCTGTCTGCCTCAGTAGTGAGGCCGGTCAGATTGATGTTCAGCGCCTGGGCGCGCGTGGCCAGGCTGGAAGTATCGATGCCCAGCGTATTGGCCAAGGTGGCCGAGACGTTGCGGATGGCAGCGTATGTTTCCACAAACGCATTGGACGTCGTGGCGTCGACGGCTTTGCGGTCCGTATCCTTCTTGTCGCTGCGCAGCCAACCGCCCTTTTGCGTCCATTTGGCATATTCGGTGCCACTGAACCCGGTACCGGACAGCGTCCCGGTAATGCCAGTCTCACCGTACTTCTTTTCACCCATGCCGAAAACACGATTGCCAAGGCCTCCGATCAAGCCACCCAGGGCGCCGCCAATGGCCGCGCCGATAGGGCCACCCATGAATGCACCAGCGACGGCGCCGATGCCGGTGCCGACATTCACCGTAGAGTTGCTGCCATACTGGCCAGAGATCATCCTGCCACCCAGTACACCAGCAGCAATACCGGCGGCGGCCGTAACTGCCGCTCCAGCGAAGGCGCCAGAAGTCAGCGCGGTGCCCGTGCCGGCCATGCCCGCCGATCCATAGGCTGCGGAAGCCGCAGCCGCCTGCGCTCCGGTCATCCCCATCCCAGCGCCGAAAGCGGATACAGCGGAGGAACCGAAGAGATTGCCGAGCGTGGCAATGCTACCGCCGATGCCGGCAGCCACACCAGAGAATCCCTGTGTGGCAATGGTGTAGGCCGTTTTGGCGCTCTGCGCAAGGTTCGCCACGCCGCCAAGCGCGCCACCGGCACCACTGCCGACAGCGCCCAAATCACCGGCCATCGCTAGGCTGGTGGCACCAGCACCCGACACCGATGCGCCGATGTTCAAGATCCACTTCTTGATCGTCATTTGGTACAGCAGATCGAGCAGGCCATTTTTGAGGGTATCGCGCAAGCGGTCGAAAGCGGACTTACCGGAATCAAAGATCGATACGAAGGTGTCATGCGCCGTCTGGTCGATCGACTCCCACATCTTGGTGTGTTCCGCAAGATTGTCTTCGGCCACTTTTTTTTGCGCGGTCAAAGCTTCCAATCCACCCAGCGCGACGGCATTCTGCTTGCGCAGATCGATCTCCCGCGTCAGCTGTGCGACATATGCCTCGCTCATGTCGAGCTCACCTCGGCGCGCCAGTCGATCCTCCAGCCGAGCGATCGTCACCAGTTCAATCGCTTCTTTCGTCAGGCCGAAATTTGCCATCGCATCCTCGTTGCCCTTGACCTCGGCAGCCAGGCTGACGTAGGCCGCGTTCTGCTCATCCGTCAGCGCCTGGATGGCCTCGCGCACTTTCTTCGCAGATGCAGTCGATTTGTCCATGGCGTCAGCCTCGGCCATCAGCGTGCGCACATGCGCCAAATGACCGATGCTCAATTTCGTCTTGCCACTAGCAAGTTCGCTATCGAGCTTGATGGTGGCTTTCTCGGCTTCGGTCAGTTCACGCCCGGCAGACAACTCCGCTTTTCCTGCGGCGATACGTTCAGCCAATGTCGTCAACAAGCCTCGATATGCCTCCTGCTCTTTTTTTGCTGCAGCGGCTGCCACGTCGGCCAATTTTTTGACGCCTGCTTGCTGCTCAGCGTACTTGACGAAGGCGTCCGCACGCGCAGCGTTTTCTTCCGCAATCTTGCCGTCGATGCCAAACGGGTCGGGGAACTCGACCGCAGCCAGCCCCTCTTTCACTTCCTTACCGGCATTGATGACGCTTTCAGACCACTGGTCGATGGCCTGGCGCGACTTCTCCGCGTCCTCCTTCATCTTGTCGCCCATCCCTCCTTTACCGAAAGCGATATTGAAGTCACGAGCTGCGGCTTTAAAATCGAGTTTCAGCAAATTGACCACTGCGCCATAGGCAACAACGATCTGCGCGGCAATGCCTCCAATCTCCTGGCCTATGGTTTTCAGCACATACAAGACATTGCCGCCAAAGACCACAATGGCCTTAAACGTCTCGGTGAGGGGTTTGAAAGAGGTGTCGGCAGCATCGGCAGCTTTCGACGAATTCAACGCCTCGTCAGTGAGGATCTTGAGCACAGGCAGCAAGTCCACAGCGATCTTGACACCGACACCTTGGGCAACGGCGCCCAGTTCGTCGAGCGCGTCATTGAACGCCGCCGCGTCTGCAGAATTTTGAGTGGTGATACCCGACAGTTCCAGGCCACGCGTGACTAAGTCGGTAATGCCTGAGGAACCCTCGTTCAGCAAGACCGCAGCCTCCTGCCATGACTTACCCAACGCCTCGGCTCCGAATGCTGCACGTGCCTGCGGGTCTTGAATGGATTTGAAGATGTCGGCAAACTGTTTGAAAGCTTCCAACGGCTCCTGCGCCGTGATGCCCAGCTTGGCATATCGCTCCGCATCCTTACCCATGTTGACGGACAGTTTCGAGATCGAAGCTGCAGCTGCCTCCAATTCAGTGCCGGACAACTTGGCACCGTAGCTGAGGCCAGCCAAGTCCTCCACGCTGATAGCCGTCCTGGTACTCAGGTCGGTCAGACTATCGACAACATCAAGCGTCCCCTTGATGAAGGATGTCATCGCGAAAACCGACATGCCAGCGGCCAGACCCGCAAACATCGACATGGCGCTTTTTACCTTTGCACCGATATTATCCATTGCGCTGCCGACAGTGCGGCGGGCCGCGTCCATATCGGACTGCAGGCGCGCGATATCCGCGCGCAGGCGGATCTCCATATCACTGATGATCGTCGACATATATGCCCATAAAAAAACCACCCGAAGGTGGCTGCACTAAAATAAAAAAAGCCCTGCAATCAGGGCCTTTTCAATATCTACTTCTTGGCGAACATGCGCCCTATTTTCCTGCCGAATTGCTCCGCTGCCGGCGAACCCTTATATGCTGGCGGGGCCTGATAACCAGAATCTGCGGCCAACTTGGCACCAACAGGCGTATCAAGCGGAATCATGCTTTGTCCGCCGCATGCCGCGCAGACCTCATGGCGCTTAGATAAGCGCCAGAACGAATAAAACAGGCCCGGCACAATAAAGCAGCACCAAAGTACCAACTCAATAAAAATTGAACCAGGTGTGATTTTTTTCACGCGCCCGACGGTGCCGCATTCCCTGCATATCTGCATATGCCCTCCCAGTTTTAAAACGGCAATACTACAGCACCGAACTTATCCCAAGAACTGATCCAACTTTCTGTTGATCTCTTTTTGCGTGGATTTGACTAATTGCAGTGACACACCGTAAGGCGCCGGGCAATCAAATTTCGTTGCGGCATGCGATTCACCGAAGTATTCCACCGAGAGGCGCCGCAACAACTGCACCTCAAAGGGCGAAAGACAGATACCCACTGTCCGCTGCCACGACTCAATTTCAAAAAATGTCAAAGGGCCGCCCCCCATACCGCAGGCCATCGTCGGTCCTACCTCGAAGAGATAGCCCAGGATGTAATCACCCCATTCAATCGGGGGCATTTGAACGTCGGCGCCCCGCTTCTTGAACGCGTCTCGGCGCGACACTGGCAGCTGAGCCTTTGCCGCAGGCTTGCCAGGCGCCCGATCGGGCGCCTCCGGCACTGCGTTTAGCCAGGCTGCATGACGGACGAAGATGGCGAGCTCGTCTCCGAGCTCTTTTTGAAGTTTCCCCGGTCACCGTTGAATTTGTCGGCGTCGTCGGTAATGTGACCCAGCTCCAGGTCGGAGTAGGTTTTCATGAACAACTGGTGGCCGGTCAGTTCGCCATTGCCGAAGTTATTGAACGAAACGGTGATTGCGGACAGAAAGGTGGCGCGTTCTTGCAGCTTGTCGTCGGCCGACTGCTTGGCCTCGGACTTGCCCTGCATGCGACCGAAGACGCGGGTATTGTTGCGCTCCTCGGCCGCATGCTTGGCGGCCTGGTGTTGCTTCGTGCCGGGGCTGTGGAACGTGATGCTCAGCGCATTACCCTGTTCGTCGAACTGGGCTTCGCCAGTCGCGTCACGTACGGGCATGGTGCCGGTTGCAGCGATGGCGAGTTTTTTGATATTGAATGTCATGGGAATTACCTTTCATGAAAAATAGAAGCGCCGCCCGTACAGGCGAGGCAAAGCAGGCGGCGATGGGACAACCTTGCAGCCGAATCAGACCGGCGTTAAGCCGGCGAAGGCACGCGGATAGTGTCGCTTTGGCGCAGAAGCGAAAAACCGAACAACACGGCATCGTCAATACCAGAGGCGGTTTCGGTCGGCGACATCGCCTGGGCGGTGAAGCAGCGCTCGGAAAGATCCTGACGCACCACCTTGTACGAATTGATCGAGTGATTGCTCGCGCTCGCATAGGTACGGATCATTTTCTGACCTGGGTCGTCCTCAATCAGGGCCGTCTGAAATTCCGCAGTGGAACGCGTGCCTGCGCCTTTTTTTACCAGCTTGAGGGCGCGGCCGATATCATCGACCGTGGCCGTACCCGAGCTCTCGCCGACCACGTCGCCCATAGAACTGACGGCGCCAACCAGCACCCAGGTCAATGCGGCAAACGCTGCAGCAGTATTTGCAGTTGGCCGGCCAGCGGCGACATACAGCTCGCTGCCGGAATTGGTTTGGAAATCTGGATCAAAATCAGCCATATTTATACCTTCAAAAAAAAGCCCACCGGCATGTGCAGGTGGGCGGGTTGAGAACAAGAAGTAAGTCAGCTCGGTTCAATAAAGGAAACAAAAAAGTCGCGCGACTGCTCATAAATGCCAGCATCTTCATCGCTGAAATCAGGCCCCACATCACCACGCCGGACACTGCGAACCGGCACCCCTGCGACGTTTCCTGCGTAAATTCCCTTGCCTAATTTTGCAGCTTGCAGCAGCTTCTTTTGCTCGGGATAGCTCTTGGCGTACACCGTCACCTGAACGCGGGACCGCACCAGCGTTCCCGGCTCCCGCTGAGCAACGGTCAAGAACTCATTGCTACCAATCTCCTTGATACCGATCGCAGGTAGCACAGTCGCCTGCGGCACCGTTCCAGCGACGATCTTTTCGGCAGGTAGCAAACCAGCTAATGCTGGATGAGCCAACAGCAAAGCGCGCATCACCTTGACCGCGCTCATGGCTGATCCGGCGGAACATCAAGGCCAGCCAGCGTCAATCGCTCACGCAATTTACTCACGACCGCTGCAAGCGCTGCGACGTGACTGGCATCGGCACCAGGCCGCATGTATGGGTGCGCCTGGGCACCAGGATGGTCAACGACCTCTACTACCGCACCGCCGATTTCCAGCGCCTTCGCATCCTTCGGCTGTATTTTGTGAGGCCGCGTACCAAATTCGACGAGCTGGGCATACCAGGCCTTGCGGTTACCAGCCTTTAACGATCCGATGAGGACGCCATCCTTCACCTTGATGGACACACGAACGCTTTTTTTCAAGTCTCCCAGTTGGACTGGTACTAGCTCTTTCACCGCCTTGCGGTAGACCGCCAAACCAGCCCGCACTGCTGAGCGCATAACGTTCTTTTGCACCTTGCCAGGCAAGGTCTTTAACAAGTCATCCAGCTTTTTACCGCCAGAAATTGCCAGATCATCAGCACTCATGATGAAAGCTCCTCAACCATAAATTCAAGCTCTGTTCGGCCTGTGATCACTGCCGGTCCGGCAATAATCTGCAAGGTCCCCGGTGTTCCAGTCAAACGGACAATGCGCATTGCACTCGTAATGTCGTTGCGATATCGAATGCGAACGCGGGCCGAATGTGCGGCCAGTCGTAGGCCATTGGTAACGGCCTCCGATTTGCTCGGCATAACGTCGACGATCTCTGCCCACACTTCGCCTACTGGTAGCCATGAGGCGGGAAGCTGCGTCCCGTAATCAGGGTCTACCGCCGGGCCAGGCCTTTCAATCCTGATGCGATCCTTATACTTGAGCGCGCTCATCCGTATGTCCTGCAAGCATCAAGCAGCCGATCAATAAAAGTGGACTGAACCGTGTCACGTTCACTACGCGTGGCCGGATCGAACTGCTCCACCAACTTCGCGAGCAAGTAAAGCTGGATGTTTGCTGGCGTTTTATCCGGGGTATTGCCATAACCGCACTTGACTGTCACAACCGCCGTGCAGACGTCTGCACTCGACGGCCACACCATGCCACGTGCCGGCACCAGGCTCGACTTATACTCGCTGCGCACCAGTTGGTAAGCTGCAGGCGCCACCGTCTGAGTGGCACCCTTCGCATCGATATACTGGATAGACACCGCATCGGCGACGCTGAGTACTGGATGCGGCAATGGAATTGATGCTGAGAAACGATCCAGGTGAACTTCCCACGTTTGTTCCATCAGGCACTGGCCGAGCTGGAATTCGGCATCAGCGATAATGCCGCTCAACCAGGTGGTGATAAGCGCGTCCAGGTACTCCCCGTCGACGCGCAGATTTTCGCGCGCCTTGGCGAGTGGTACTGCCAATACAGTCGGCCGCTCGATGCAAATTTTTCTCATGCGCGTCTTTCGCCAGGATTACTTCGATGCGGCGTTCTTTGCCGTTTTGCTCGTGGCTGCCGCTACTGCCGCAGCTGCTTCCGCTTCCTTCGCTGCCGCCGCAGCTGCTTCCGCTTCCTTCGCTGCCGCCGCAGCTGCTTCCGCTTCCTTCGCTGCTGCCGCAGCTGCTTCCGCTTCCTTCGCTGCTGCCGCAGCTGCTTCCGCTTCCTTCGCTGCCGCCGCAGCTGCTTCCGCTTCCTTCGCTGCCGCCGCAGCTGCTTCCGCTTCCTTCGCTGCCGCCGCAGCTGCTTCCGCTTCCTTCGCTGCCGCCGCAGCTGCTTCCGCTTCCTTCGCTGCTGCCGCAGCTGCTTCCGCTTCCTTCGCTGCCGCCGCAGCTGCTTCCGCTTCCTTCGCTGCTGGCTTCGCAAATTCGCCAGCACCACAGTCATGGACAAGGTGATTGGCATACTGCACATCAGTCAAAACGCTGTCACCAGGGTTGAGCGTGCCGTAGCGAGCTGTCAACGCCTGAATGGTGATGTTCACTTTTACAAGGTCCATAAAATTCTCCTGGGTGGGCCGGCCAGGCTGACCGGCCCGAGGTTGGTTATGCAGGCACCAAATCACCGTAACGGGCGGCGCCTGGCTTCTCGACCGTCAGCGCTGCACGGCGTTCAGCGCGGATCGTCACAAGGTTGTTGATGAAGTTGTCACCGTCAGAGTCGGACAGGTCGATCGCGACGCCTTCACGAATCCATAGCGTCGCCGCCTGCGACAGGCTTCCAACCCATACGCGACCCGCCACCATGGCATTGCTGGCCACCACCGGCAGGCCAAACAGCGCTGGAGGAACCGCCGAACCAGGATCGCCCAGGATATAGCGGCCGGTATCGTCTTTGCTCAGGCGCAGAGTCCACCAGTCAGCGGTGTTGAGAATGATGGCTTCAGCCGGGTAGTCAGCCAGCGCGCAGTCACCGATCATCTTGCCGATCAAGTCGAAGCGATTGTTGGCCAGCCCCATGCCGGCCAGTACATCGGCGGTGTAGCCGTGGGGTGTAAAGTTGCCGGTGTTGGTCAAACCGTTGATGTTGGGCGATACACCATTGCCGGAAACAATCTGGTTTTCCACGCGCAGGTCGACGCCATAGATCATGCGGCGGTTGATATATGCCACCATCGCGGCGTTGTCCATGGCCAGCTGACGGGTAATTTTGATCCAGTGTGCGATCGTGCTGACCGGCATCGTGCCGGGCACGAACGTGATGGAACTTTGAGGCTTGGTGGCGCCTTCCGCCGTTTCGGCCGCAGCATTGGCGAACACGCTTTCACGGACCCAATCAATCGCATTGGCCGACGTGGGGATCTTGGTCAGCAAATCTTCGATCGTGAAGACACGAAATGCACTTTCGACCAGATTAGGACGCCGCTCGCTGAAAGTGTTGGCGATCACGTTGGTCACCGTGTTTTTAACTTCGACCCGGGTCTTGATGCGACCATCGGCCTTGACGAAGGAGTCATAAGCCGCATGCTTCGTGAACTGGCCACCAACCGTTTCATCCGCAGCAGGAGCATCGTCCTGTGCGCCCGCCTTCTGTTCGATGATCAACAGGCGATCAGCCAATGTGCGCTGTTCGATTCCCAACGCTTCGATGGCCGACTTGGTTTCGGTCGATGTCTTGCCCAAATCCTTCATCTCCGCCTCAGCCTTAGTGGAAATCACGCCCAGCTTGGCCTCAACGGAATCGAGCGCCTTCATGATAGCCGCGCCGTCAACCTCGCCCATCAAGAACAACCCGGCCAGGCCAGCCATCGCAGGACCGCTCTGCCCCATCAGAGAGGGTACATCGACGCCAAATGCATGCGCGACGCCACCCACGCATGCCAGAAACAGTACGAGCACCATCCGCGCAGGGATGCCAAACAATTTAGTACGCTTCATATTTACCTTTCAAGTATAAAAAAAGCCGCCATCAGGCGGCTGTCGTCACGGAATGCGCGTCTACTGGGCGATTTTCTGCAGCCGGGCCAGAATCTCGTCCATTTCCTTCGCCTTACCCTGTTCGGAGGCATCCCGCACGCCAAACAGCGTTTTGACGCGGGCGGTCAACGCTTGCGCCGCCCCTTTGCTGAAACTGCCTGCATCCCGCAAGAAGTATTCAAAATCCCTGATCGTCGAAATTTCAGCGATCTCGTCGGTGAACGACGATTTCACGCTATCGAGATTGATGCGTGCAAATTTATCGGCAGGGAAAACCACGATCGATGTCTCTTTGAGCATGGCCACTTTGCGAATGACGCGGCCACCAGTCGTCTCATCAAAGTCCCCTTTTTTCAGACCATATCCGATCGACAAGGAGTCGATGGTGCCATGTTTGAGTGCCGCTTTGACCTGCTCGCCCATGACGTTGCCAGGCGTGAATTCACCGGTCAGCAGCAGGCCATAGTCGTCTTCCTCCGCTTTGGTCCATTTCCCGATCGGCACTGAGTAGCTGTCGTGATTGAAAAACATTTTTGGTAGGCCATTCGCCCTCAGCGTGTCGACGTAGGCGCCCTTGAGGATCGTGTCGCCGTAGCTATCGACCTGGTTGAACGCCGACGCATAGCCGGTAAAAGATGCGTCATCCGCCGCCAGCTTGAACTGCACGGCGGCGAACGCTAGTGATTTGATTTCCATTTTTCAGTTCCTATTGAGCGATGTTGTTCCCATTGCCGCCAGCAGCCGGCGGCGTTTTTCCAAGCATATTCAGCGGTACCAAGTTGCTCTGCGCAGTCAGCACGTCGCTGCCTGGAACGAACGGCAAGCCCTCAAGTTGACGAACCTCGGCACGGGTCGCTATGCCGTTCTGGACATTCTTGGCATTAATCTCAGCGCGATCCTTGGGGTTACCGCGCAAGAGCGCATCCAGGCTCATTTCGCCAACCATCGTCGCTCGCTGGCGAGAGGTCATGACGCGCTTGCGCACTGACTGCTCGATGCAGATCAGCATGGGCCGAATCGATAACGTGACCCAGCCGCTGTAAATCTGCTCGACACCGGACCCCCACGCCGTTACGTTGGCGTTATGCACCAGCACTGGTGGTACATCGAACCAGCGGCAAATCTCTTCGACCGTGAATACCCTGGTAGCCAACAACTGCTGATCCTCTGGCGTCATCGACAACTGCTGGTATTTCATATTGGCTTCGAGCACATGCAGCCGGGCGGTGGTTCCCTCGGCCATTTCGGAGAAGTTCAACCGAACCGCCTCCCGTTGCTCCTTGTTCAGAACCTTGTCAACCATGAGGATGCCGGTCGGCTTTCCTCCAGCGCCAAAAAGTTTGCTGGCGGCGTTCTGCGCCTTCACTGCCTCATCCGTTGTGCCGCGCATGAAATCGAGCTTGGCCAAGCCGGTCGTGCCATTGCCAAGGTTTTTCAATATAAGCACGTTCGACTCAGCCAACACTGCGATATCGTTGCCGAACGAATAAAAATAGACCATCGAACCGTCTTTTAACACCTTGGCTTCGACCTGATCAGTTGGCATTGGCCAAAGTGCCACCGCTTCGCCGCTGGCGTCACGTTCAATTCGGGCATACCCATTGCCCCGTAAGTCATGATTCATGATCAAAGCGCGCCAGAATTCGTATGGCGTCATGCGGCTGTTGGGCGAATCGTGCAGCAGCTGGTATAGGCGCGAAGTTCGTGCCAGTTTCTTTTCACCGGCCAGCTGCTCGTAGACGAAGTACGGCAGGCTGGCAATTGTGGTCGCGCGACGATCGATGCAAGCCCACACGGTGCTGATCTGCAGCGCCCCATCGACGCTAACATTTGCCGTATCCGGTATCAGTGCCGTGCCAGGGATACCGCTTTGCGTACCCTCGGTCTCGGCAATCGCACCAGCGCGCCCGAACCAGCTCCGTAGCGAGCCAAAGGAGTTAAGAAAGTTCATGTGCTGATCGGGTTGTTGAGGAAATCATCGATATCTCCGGTTGAAGGGTGCGTCGTCATCGCGCGGTTCAAACACATCAGCAGCGAGATCACGCCGTCGATCTTGTTTTCTAGCCGCTCTTTGTTCGGGAAAATGTTTTCCTTGGCATCGCGGTGGCAGACCGTATTGCTGACCATCCAGGCCAGCACGGGATCGCCGTCGTGGTGAAAGCGCTTTTGCAGCACCAGGGCTTCGAGCCATTTCATCGGCTCGCTAAAGTTTTTCACCGTCGCGCCGACCTCGATCATCGGCAAGCCGGCCGCCACCATGCGCTGGCTGAACTGGGTCGCCTGGAATGGGTCATAAGGCGCTTCGATGATGGAGAAAAGATCGCGGTCTTCGAGCAGATCCTCTTCGATCACTCCGAAATCGGTCACATCACCAGGCGTCGACACCAGTAAATCGGCCTTGGCCCAGCCCTTGTACTGCGAATTCGTGCCCTCTTCGACCGCTTTCTCGTTCAGCCAGTAGGTGTTGAAGCCGTAGTAGTGCCGCACGCCGTCGATATCACGCCAGAAAAGCTTGGTTTTTGCCGCGATATCGACCTTGCTGGCCAGGTCATGTGCCGCTATACACTCGCTGCCGATGAACTGATCGATGCTCATCGTCGTATCGAGGCAGGCATCCCACGCTTTCATGTCCATCCAGGCGCTGTCCGCGTTGACCCATATGTTGACCCGCTTGGTCAGGAACTCGTTTTGCGCCGACATCATCTTTTGCGCCTTGCGGCACGCCGCGCGCATGTCAGCCAGCTTGACGGACACGCCCAGGTTCGGATTCGCCTTGCGCCATACCGCCTCGTCTGCCCAGTCGTCGCCGTCATCGAGCGTGAAGATAATGCTGAAGAAAGTTTCGTCGACGGCGCATTCACCGGCCAGCTTGTAGCCCATACCGCCGTGCGCATGCAGCGTGGTATTCAAAATCATGCAGGAGTAGCTGCGCTGCTCATAGCAAACGCCTGCCCTGTCGCTGCCTGCGGTGGTGATGGCGAAGCCCAGGGGCTGCGATCGCGCGCCGGTGGAGCTGTCCACCACGTCGTACAGTCCTCGGTCTTTCTGCGCATGCAGCTCGTCAGCGATAAACCCGTGGGTATTGAGGCCGTCCAGGGACTCGAAGCCACGCGCCAGCGGCTCAAATTTGCTGTTTGTTTCGGTGTTGTAGATGGATGTCTTGCTCGCCTGCAGGCCGAGCTGGCCGAAGTCGGGCTCGCGCTGCATCATCGCGTGCGCCGTCGACCAAACGATCTTGGCCTGCTCCTTCTTCGTAGCGAATGAGTACACCTGCGCGCCCGACTCGTCGTCTGCGCTGACCAGGTACAGGGCAATGCCAGCGGCCATGGTGCTCTTGGCGTTCTTGCGCGCCACCTCTTCGTACGCGCGCCTGAAGCGGCGTAAGCCGCTGCTCTTTTCCAGCCAGCCGAACAGGTTCACCAGGATGAATACCTGCCAGTCCTCAAGGCGTATCTTTTGGTACGTCTTGACCTGGCCGACCCAGATTGGCTTGCCCCACTCTCCCTCGACGTGCGGCAAAAGCTGGATAAATTCGCAGATCCGCACCCCTTCGGCGTGGTCTAGCCGGTATGGCCAGTCCGTTTCTTGCCGTTCCAGGTCGTCCAGGAAGCGCTGGCACGCCGCCTTTTCCCACTTGCCGGCCACTTCATCGCCCGCTACTACGGCATTCGCATACCGCAAAGCGCGATCAATGAAGTCCATAGCTACCTTTTATTGAAGTTTCCCAAGCTTTTTGCACCGGGATCAGCACAAGCTGGTGGCGTTTCAGCACCAACAATCGTTGGCGCGAACAGCGAAAGCTGCGTGGTGGCCGGGGCCAGGTTGACGCGTGACGAAGGCGTCAGGCCAAAGTCGATGCACAGCTTGTAATACAACTCGATGGCGCGGTTGCTGGCAACCAGCGCAATCGAGTGCACCATGTTTCCGTTCGCCGTCAGCGAACTCAGGCCGCCACTATCCGGTCGCGCCTTGGCATCGGCCGCGATCATGTCCTCGGCTTCCACGTACCGGCCCCACTGCGTGCAGAGCATCGCCAGCGCACCACGGTCGACCGCCGAGATCATTTGATAAGCGGCCAGCTCAGTGCAAACCCGCGTCCACTCTTTTTTCGCCTCGCCTTTGAGATGTCGTGGGCAATCCGGCGCCTCGGCAACCGGTCGAAATTCGTTCTTGTTGACTGGCCGGCGCCCTGCGTTTCCATCGATCGCACGCAGGGCGCTCGGTTTGGCTTTACGTCCCATGGATACCCCCCCCTCCTAAAATAACGCGCTCGAAAAAATGTGACTATGAGCACGGTCTTCTGCAAAATCCCGTGCGACTTTTCACCCGCCCCGGCCGTACCCCCCGTCCTCGGTCGCCGTTTTCCGGCTATGGCATGGTTTGCAAAGGGGTTGCCAGTTTTTTGAATCCCAAAAGAGGACCTGGTCACCCTTGTGTGCAACGATGTGGTCGACCTCGGTGGCAGGCACGGCACGGCCCTCTGCTTCGCAGTGGCAGCACAGCGGATGGCGCGACAGATACGAGGCACGGGATTTTTGCCAGGCCCGGCCGTAACCACGCTTGCTCGATGACTCGCGCCGCGCGTCGGACTGGCGCCGCACATGCTTGGCATGTGGTTCGCAATAGCCGCTCACATCGAGCAGCTGGCCGCAACCAGGTTGCCGGCAGATGGACTTCGATCTCAATGCCATAGCGATCCCACTAAATAAAATAGCCCGCACGCGGCGGGCAAACGAAACAGCTACCTATAGACGCCGCTTATCTTGCGGGTCAGACGGGATCACCTCTTTCGTGGTTGAGAAACTTGTGCAGGCGTCTGCACTATCGACGCCACAACCTTTACAGATTCACTGCCCAACATTTCCTTGATGACTACCACCAGGTCGAATACCATCAAGCCACTGGTAGGCCACGGACATAGGCGTAAAAAAACCCCGCGAGGCTTGCCGCCTGGCGAGGTTGATCTGGTCTTGCGTCTCAGAGTCGGCTTGTAAATATTGCCTTGGATACAGTTACTCCGAGAATGACCGAAATATACAGCGCTTGTCACAGGGGCGTCAAGCGATAACTAATTATTGCCAACAACCCCCTGCGAAGTGAAACTCGGCGCCAACCTCTTGAATGCGATCTCTTCCATGTCCCGCAGGTGATCCTGCATCTTCTTCGACGCGCGCTGGTAGGTCATGCGGCTGCCACCAAATGATGCGGCCAGATCGCGTACCGTAATGTCTAGCTTCTTATGGTTGGCAAACAAACGCCCAAGCATGCAGTCGATGGCCAGAGGATTCACCGTTGGGAACAATGGCCGGAACCAATCCGCCAGTCCCTTGATAGCTTCGATGCGTTCGCCCGAGAAGGCAAAGCGACGCTTGCCATCCACATCTTCAAAATCCGTCTGCCCGTACTTCGCCTGCAGTACCCACATTTCCGTCTTTGGCAGCCGATGCTTTACCGCCTGCAGCACCAGGGCACACTGGGCCCGCACCTCGTTGCCATCCAATCCGCCGAAGTTAATTGACCCAGACGCCGTGCCGCGCAGCTGCTCCAGCCAGCAACGCTGCCGGCCGTTCAATTGCACCGACTCCATGGCCTTGATCAGCGCCGCCCGCAACGGCGCGTCCTGCTTTGCCTCCTGGGCCATGATCAGGAACGACACATGCACCGCCTGCCCAACGTTTTCAAATACCGCCTCTTCCGCTTTCACTTCCATCGCCTAGCCCCTTTTCTCGTTATCAATCGCTTGCTGATCCATTGCTGCCTGCCATGCCACTTCACCCATCCGCCTCTCATACTGCCCAGGCGTCCTATCCAGCGGCACGCCCCGATAAACCGGCGTGCCCACCTCATGCCCATTCTCAGTAGCGTGGAACCCCTGCCCACCACGCATGCCGCGCCGTATCGCGGCATCCACCACTACCACACCAAATGCCTCGCGGAACGCATCGATGATCGCTGCCACCTGGGGCATTTGCTCCCGCATATTCGATTTCGTCATCGCCTCTCCCGGCCGTCTTTGGTTGTTCAACTTCGTTAACAGTGGTTAACCACCCATTCGGCAAACCCTGATACGTCACAACCCGCATGAATACTTACTTTGATCATGGTTAACAGGGTTAACATGGGTAGTTACACATGTGAGAGGTACTGCATTACCGAACTCACCTTGCAGCATCGACACCAGCACATACGCGCACACACGCGGCGCACCCTGTTAACCCTGTTAACCATGTAGAACCCGCATGGATACGCACTCTTTCGCTATCACGGTCTACTGCAACCCAGCACAACCCTGTAATAAAATGAGCCAGCATCACAGCTCTGCCCGAATGTCGGCCAGGTCACGGAAGACCTTGCACTGTTCGCTGATCGTCCCCTCGCGCCCCAACTCGGCCTGCTCGCCTTCAGCCGGCACGTACGGCACGTGAAACACCGACAGCAGCTTCCCCTTACCCGACGTCGTGAAATTGACCCACTGGCGGTTCTTCTTCAGCCGCTGCCCTATCAGCTCATTGAACTTAGTCATGGACATCGAGCGCAGACCGTACTTGCTGCTGTAGCGAGAGAACACGTTGTAGAGGTCTGTCGACAAACAGGTGCAATAAGGCGCCGCCAGCTCGCCATTGCACCAGGCTAAATAGAACGCCTCCCAGTCCGGCCGCCCAAAGTTGATCACGCGCTCTTTCGACGGCGTCATCAGCGGCTTCGTGTGCGGGGTGAATGTGCCCAATGGGTAGGCGAGCAAGAACGCATAGAACGCCTCGATCAAGCCGTCATCGAGTGCAGCCGTGATCCTGGCCAGCAGCTCAGGGGATAAAGGCTGGCGCACGTCGACCACCAGGAATCGCCGGTCTTCAGGCTCCAGCGGGATAGCCTGGAACTCGTTCGACAACATCACGCAGTTCATGTGATTGGCCTCGACTCGGTCATCCTTGAATTTCTGGCTGATGGGCGTGTCGCGGCCGGTGATCATGTGCTTGATCAGGCCGAAGTACGAATACTTATCCTGCCTGCTCAATATCTCCTCAAACAGCACGAACAGCTTTTGCGAGCGCCACATGGTGTATGTACCTTCGAGCTGATGCTGCCCGCCGGTGGCCCCGTGGGCGCCATAGATTGGCTTGACAATTCCCTCAAAAAACAGCGACTTGCCCGTCCCCTGTTTCTCGCCGAAGAACAGCAGGCCGGTCTGCATCTTGGCGCCAGGATGTTGCAGTGGATACGCAAGCCAGTGCAAGACCCAACGGAACACGTCCGGCCCGTTCACCTCGGTGGCGCAAAGGCTCCACAGCAGTTCGAGCACCAGCTGCGCCTTGGCCTCGTCTGGCCGGGGCGTCAACGGAAAACCCTCGAACAGGTTGATATGCGTATTCAGGTCGACGCGCTGCGTAGGGTCGAACACGACCTTGTCGTAGTCCTTTTCCATGTGCAAGGGATGGGACAGCCAGCGCGAGGCCAAGTCATTGCCGCGTGCCAGGGCCATAGCGTCATAAGCGATAATCGATTTCTTATCCGCATCGAATACTGTCTTGGTTCCATAGAGCAGCGTATAGCGCTCCAGCATCATGACGATGTTGTCGCCCCCCGCCACCCCGTCTTGTGATGCGACGCCGCGCACAGTCTTGGGCAATGCCCGAGGCGAGATCGTCCGGCGTACCGACGCCGAGGCCCACCCCTTGGCCACTTCCTTGCCGACCATATCGACAAATGCCGCTTTCTTCATACGCAGCTTGTTGAGGCTGTCCCATATATCGGTCGATCCCTGCACCAGCGCGCAATGCGCCACCGCCCATTCCAGCGTGAACGCGCCTGTATCTCCCGGCGCCGCAGTCGTTTCCAAGGGGGGCGGGGAATTTGCATGTGCTTCGCCCAGGACGTCAATCGAAGCGGCGACGGCTGGCGCCTCATCGGCGCCGCCTAGCATAACGAGGGGCGCGGGGGAGGCGTCGGCCACGCCCTCGGCGAACAGCACGTCCATGTCAAGGAACACCGCTGGCGCGGCGTCAACCCCAGGAGAAACGAAATCAGGCTGCTGCGCAGCAGGGGGAGTCATGCTATCGGCTTCGGCACTACCATCGGCCCTTGCCACGTCAGCGGCATAGGATGCGGCCGCTGGCGCGGCAGGATGAATGGCAAGAGCAGAACCAGGCTGCTGCGCAGCAAGGATAGCAAAACCGATTTGTGCTGCGGCCGTTTCAAACGACTCCTCAATTGCCAGGTCATTGAAATCGCTGATTTTACGGCCGCCACGATCCTTAAAAACTGGCAACACCACAGATGCGTTGCCGACTGCAGCTGCCGCAGCGCGACAACTGGAAACGCCAGCATTCGAAAACTTCGGTGTCCGCACCGTGCCACGCGCACGGCGAACGTCCGCAGCTATGTAGTCGACGCCCTGTGCGTCTTGCATCCATTGCGCCATGACCTCCACGATCTGGCCGTCATCGCTGCGCACCATGTGCGTCTGGCCGTCAATGGCTACCGGCGTCGACACACCAAAGTCTTCCGCCAGATCGCGAACGAAGCGCTCCTGCAGCAAATAATCGTCATCCGCAAAAAACAGCAGGTGCGCATCTGGATGCGCCGCGCGCAGGCGCAGCGCCACCGCCATGATATTGCCGGCGGTGAAGGCAGCCTCGACCGGGAACCCTGCCGGCGCCAACATCTGTATGGTGCGGCTGGTGGCATAGCCCTCACCCACGCCAATCACCTGCGCGCCAGCCAGCACGCCCAGCGTATGCGCGGCGCCAATCGTATCGCTATCGAAGTTGAATTTTTTCTCGCCGGCCGGGTCAATCTTTTGCACCGCGACCATCTGCCCATCACGCATTGCCGGAACAAGCAGCAGCCCGTCATCGCTGACACGAACACCCTCAGGCGTAATCTGCTTTCGCTCAAGGTACGAATGCACGACAGGCAGGTGCTCAGCCTTATTCCACTGATCGCGTGCCCGATTGGCCGCCAAACGGGCCTTATTCCGGCGGTCCTCGGCATCCTTGGTTGCCGTCTCTTTTTGCTTCCGATGGTACTCAGCGACATCCTCAGGAGGCATCGCAGCTACATCAGCATTTACTTTTACTTTGCCTGAATCCTGCCCTTGGTACAACCCGAACGAACCGACAATAACGCGCCGACCAGATTTGAGGTCGATTTCACGCAGTGAGTACCAAGCCTTCTTACCTTTGCCGTACTTGTGCAGCTTTCCATCCGTGACCAGTATTCCGTTCGGGGGACTTGGCAGGCCGCAGGCCTGCATATCGATAAGTATCTGACTAACGTCGCTCACTATTGCTGCCCATCCGTAATACCAGGCATAGCCAAGCCATGCGGAACGCGCTGATTTCCCATACGGGAAGGAATAGCTGCATAGTCAAATGAACCAGGACGGGCCAGCGGCGCGCGCACCATATTCGCGGGCGACAAAGGGAGTTTCTTGCCGATGTAACGTGGCCCTGCGACCTGGCCTGCCGGCGCCACCTTGGCCTGAGTCGAGCGTCCAACAAAATCCCAACCTTTTTGCGTCACCACGTAATCGCCAGCCTCACGGCGCACCACATGACAACGCATCAGCGAATTGATGATTTCTCGCTCAAACGCTGTAATTGGGCGCGTCCACGTCATAGCGTTCATCCAACCATGCAAACCGGCACGGCCGCCCAGCTGGACCAGCTTACGAAAGGCAAGATCAGGGCGCGTTCCGGTGCGCGGGCCAAAATGCGCACTCATGCGGCACCATCCTGGCCGGCATCCGGCTTGCAATACACGCGAATGCTCATCGCCATCATTTCGGACAGCGATTTATGGATGCCATCCATGATGGCGTCGAGCTCCGCGCGTTCCTTCTCGTCGATTTCATCGTCGCCATCGATGGCAGCCTCGAAACGCTCGGCGAAGCGCCCCAGGCGGATATAGACCTCGCGGAACTTCTTGGCGATGACTTCGTTACTGTCCGACAGATCCGCTGGTAACTTAACGAAGGTGCCACCACTCGATGCCGCTACAGCCTCGGCAAACAGAGTCGTGCTTGAGAATGCCTGCAACTGCAGGGCCGTATCAACAGCGACGCCTTGGCCCTTGCGTTCATAGACGCGGTTTTCCAGTCCGTTGCGGCTCATGCCCAGGGCGGCTGCAATTGCATCCCAACCGCCAGGAAATGCCTTGATCATGGCAAGGTACGATTTTTTAATTTTCACAACATTTCCTTCTTCTTGGTGGTTGTTCTTGTTACGCGGTCAAGCTACGCTTGCGACATGAAAATTGATCCTGCTCACACCCTGCTTCGCGGATCGACACCGACAACGGAATGCTCCGGTATGGTGTCAAGAATGTTTGTTGGCGATGGCAGTTGACGGCCTCCGTGCCCTGCCTCCATCGGGGAAAGTTCCGGCCAGATACTCTGCCAATCCAATGGGCGCAGATCCTTGCGCGATACCCGGCCACCAGTTGCCCTTTCAATTGAGAAGCAGCACTCAATTGGCACGCCGCGCGCGCGCCAATTTCCTAGCCGCGAAGGACTAACGCCAATTGCCTTGGCAAGAGCGGATGGGCCGCCACACAGCTGAACTGCTTTATCTAATGGGTTCATGGAAACGGATAATACACGTTTTGTGTATTCACAACAAACAATTTGTGTAACACGCCTTGTGAAGTGTTGACTATTCTGTGTCTATGAATAAAAAGGCCAATATCCCCTGGGGAGTCGTGGAAAATCGACTAGTACAACTTGGGAAAGATCAGCAATGGTTGCGCGAAGCCCTGCAACTCTCGCCAAGCGTGGTTACAAACTGGAAAACTCGCGGAGTTCCCAGCGGGAAAGCTGTGTCTGTCGCTAAGATTCTTGATCTCACCACAGACCAACTCTTGGGGTTGGAAAGCGCGGACTTCCCTGCAGGCGCCTCGCGCGTCCAGGCAGTCGAACGCGGCGATCCTGCCTACGCACACATCAAGAAAGTAAAGCTACGACTGTCTGCTGGGGTCACGGGCTTTCAAGCAGATCCCGAGTTCGATAGTGGCGGCACCGTCGCCCTTGATCCTCGATGGCTTGCGCGCCATGGCTTCGCCCCTGATCGACTCATTGCGATCAAAGTAAAAGGGGAAAGCATGGAGCCCACCCTCTATGAGGACGATTTAGTGATCCTTAATACTGCCGACACGCAAATGGTAGATGGCGCGGTGTACGCGTTCAACTATGAAGGCCAGGCAGTTGTAAAGCGGTTATCACGGGATGCGGGGGAATGGTGGCTCACCTCAGACAATCCAGATCAGCGCAAGTACCACCGAAAATTATGCAGGGGCGGCGATTGCATCATAATCGGGCGCGTCGTCCGCAAGGAAAGCGATCACATATAGTAAACAGCGCTACCTAGACCACCTACTCATCAAAAACCCGCATATTGCGGGTTTTTTTATACCTAAACTTTGGGTAATTACCATCGTCAGCTACTTGTAATAATGTGGCTCGAATACACAACCACACAAAACAATACACAATTTGTTTGATTGAGTACACATCTTGTGTAATACTCCATCCCATCAAAAACAGCAACCACAACGATGGGGTGATGCCGATGGGAAACTCAAACGCCTTTACTGTCACGGTTCGTATGCCTGGTCAGCTGCCTTGCGATGGACTTCCACTTTCCGCCATCGCCACAGACGCCGCGTCCGTGATCATGAACATGATCGACCTTTTCGGTCCTTGCTTGGTATTCGTCCAGCCGCTCAAGGCCGCGCAATGAAGTCCGCCACCAAGCAGCTGGCACACGATCAGCATTTGAGCCAAGCACTGGCCGCGTCCGCTGCACTGGCGCGCCTGCAGCACCTGGCCAATTCCGTTCGCTGCGCTCCAACAGACCTGTCATCTGACGGCGGCCGAAGTATCGACATGCTGCGCCTGCTCGACGTCATGCGTGGGCGCGGCTACCGCATCGAACCTCCCGTCATGGCCACCGCGCAGCCCAACCCGCTGCACACCATCTGGCTAATCAACATTGTCGTACCTACAGGCGTCGGCGTCAGGCTGGGCGTGCCACTGCCACGGGTGCCGGGATGACCGCCCCGCTTGTCCATCTGGCAATCGACGTGCGTAGCGTGCTTGCTAGGCCGCTGCACGAACTGCGCGGCTTCACCCACCCGGATGGCCGCGCCATGACCCCGCGACAAGCAAAGGCCGCACTGGTGGCGCAACTGGCCGAGGGCCATGAACTCCTGCCCATCGGCAACAGCACCCCTTTCGATTTCATTAAACGCTAACCGGGCCGTACCCGCCCGCAACCAGGAGCCGCACATGAGCGACCTCGTAATACCCACCATCGGAAGCATGAAGAAAGCCCCGGCACGCAGCGAGAAACCCATCGTCGTCGACGAGCTGGTCGACGACCAGGTATTCGCAATCACCGATTGGGCCGACATCCGCCCCAGCTACACCAACCGTAAACGGTTCAACCAGGCTGCGTTGGAGCAACTGGCCGCCAACATTAAGGAAGTCGGGATTGTCCAGCCCATCCTGATTCGCCCGGTCACGCCAACCGCTGACGCGCCTCAGCATTTCGAGATCGTCGCCGGCGAGCGCCGCTGGCGCGCTGGCAACATCGCCGAGCTGCAGCGCGGTCCGACCATGATCCGCACGCTGACGGACCTGCAGGCGCGCGAGATCCAGCTGCTGGAGAACCTGCAGCGCGAAGACCCGCACCCGATGGAAGAGGCCGAAGGTTTCCAAGAGCTGATGCTCAATGCGGGCTACACCGCAGATCGCTTGGTGGATAAACTGAAGAAGTCGCGCAGCCATATCTATGGTCGTCTGAAGCTGTGCGCCCTGACGACCGAGGTGCGCGAGAAATTCCTCGATAATGTGATCTCGGCGTCGACGGCGCTGCTGATCGCACGCGTGCCCGTGCCGGCGCTTCAGATCAAGGCCCTGGCCGACATTAGCGCACCCTACCAAGGCACTGGCGAGCCTATGCCCTACCGCGCCGCGCTTCGCCACATCCAGGAGCGCTATACCGTCGACTTGACGCGCGCGCTATTCAAGCTCAGCGATGCCACGCTCCTGCCCCTGGCCGGCGCCTGCACCAAATGCCCAAAGAAGACCGGCAATCAGCCGGAGGTATTCGGCGACATCAAAAGTGCAGACGTCTGCACTGACCCGGACTGTTACGCCGAGAAGCGCATGGCACACGATACGCTGACCATTGCTGCTGCAAGTAAAACCGGCGTTCCGGTCTATGAAGGCGCCGAAGGGGCAACCATCTATCGTAAAAACACCTACGACCGTTATAGCCTGTTTGTCATGGCCAACTCTCCCCTGTGGGTGTTTGATCGCAATTCGCCTGCCACCCAAAATCAAGGCAATGCAGCAACTTACCTCGATGGCGGCCTACTGCCTGAGCCAGCGTGGTATGTAAAGCACGAAGGAGGCGAAGTGACCCCGTTTTACGACAAGGCTCCAATCCAAAAATTGCTTGAAGACGCTGGTGCATGTGAAACGGTCGAAGTTCATGCGGCACGCATGGCCGATGTGCGCGCCATGGCCGAGAAAAAAGAAGCGGCCGCGAACACGCCAGCCAAACTTGCTGAAATGGCAAAGCAACGCGATGAAAGGGAGACCGCTGAGAAAAAAGAAGAAGTCGACGAACTGTACCGCATCGAACTCTACAAACGCCTGCGCGCACGGGGCGCCAACGGTTTCTCACTGGCCTCGCTACGCGAATTTACCAAACTGGTGCTGATTGACCGCGATCTGCCAGACGAGGCCCTCGCCGGCGTATACACGTTTGATACCTCCAGTACCGAGAGCATCCACGCTTACATCGATCAGGCCGGCCTGCCTGACGTGCAGCTGCTGCTGGTCGACATGCTCTTAGGTGATTGCTTGGTCTCCTCTGGCATGGGGTGGTTCAAAAAAGAGGAGCGTGAAGCTCAAGAGACCGCGATACACGCCATGGCCAGGCTTGAGGGCATCGACCCTGATGCCGTACGCCTGCAGCTGGAAATGGAATCGATCACGCTTGAGGATGTCCAGGAAAACCAGCTGGGTACCATCATTGCCCACGCATCATGGCGCCTGAATGACCTCACCAAATTCATCATCGCCGAACGGCCTCACCTGCTCAACGTCCTCGAACGGGCCGCCAAAGAAAATGGCTGGCAATACGCACCAGGTCAAGTATGGCTGCGCGCCGACGAAACAAGCGCACCTGGCGTGGCCCACGTGGCGCCGGAGCAATCCAACGATGAAGATGCCGACGACCTCGCAGATCAAATCAACTTGGCGCCGCAGGACGACGTAGCCGTAATCGAGCCGCCCGCAGCGGTTGCGATCGAGCCGCCAGAACCAGAAGCCAAGAAGCCAGCACCACGCACACGTAAGCCCAAAAGCCCAACGAAGCCTGCAGCATGGCCCTGGCCAACATCCGCAACCGCATCACCAACTACCGCGAAGGAAGCACAATGAACAGCGAGAACATCGCGGCCACGACCGCCCAGGAACGTATTGACGCAGTCGAAGTCCAGGAATGCCTGTCCTGGCCAAACGCTCCAGCCGCCGCTTACTGCGACACCTGGCTGATGGTCAACGTCGGCGCACTCAATTTCAAAGCAAGCGAAGAGCACCAGGTGGCGGCAATGGCCAACATTGGACACCAGCTGCGGCAGGAGATCGCCGCATATCGGCCGGCATTCAAGTGGACCACCAGCCCGACTGAGATCGTCGGCGCCCTGATCGAGGAAATGGCATTGTCAAATGCTGCCCGCGACGTGCTTACTGAGCGTCGCCGGCAGATCACTACAAAAGGATGGGATCACGATCACGACGACGCACAGCGCAATGACGAAATAGCCGCGTTCGCTGCCGTGTACGCGATGCCTGAAGGCGCTCGCGACTGGCCAGCAAAAGAAACTGGATTCGGCCGAACGTTTGCGGAAGCGCTGATTCCCTTTTGCTGGGAACCGAAGTTCGGCGACCGCCGCCGTGACCTGGTGAAAGCCGCCGCACTGCTCGTCGCCGAAATTGAGCGCATCGACCGAGCAGCTATCGCTACCAGCGAACAGGAGGCGTCATGAGAATACTTCCCTTCGGATACCGACGCCTCATGCGCAGCTTGGAGCAGCACCTCGCCGACCAAGTCGAGCAACGCGAAGACAAAGCCATCGCAGCGCACATGGCTGCCGTCAATGCCTCGCTCGGCAAGCCATCAAAACGGCGCCAGAACCGCGCTGAGCCGATGCCCTACCGCTTGCATATCGCCATCGCTCTCGCATGGCTGGCGAGCATCCTGTTCAGTCTGTACTGGTGGTATCCATGACTAATTACTTAAGCGCATCCGAACTGGCCGAGCTGGTCGGATGCAAGCCTGGCCAGCGCTGCCGTATGCAGGCTTGGCTGACCAAAAACCGCTGGAAGTTTGAAGTCGACGCGCGCGGTCTACCGAAAGTGGCACGCGCCTATCATGATCGCAAGATGGGCATCACCGAAGAAGCAACCTCAATCAAATATGACCAAGCACCAAACCTCCAAGCCTTCTGCTAAAGAACGCACCGGCGTCGACCGCCTTTACAAGCGCGTCGGCGTCCGGAAGATCTCCTATTATTACCAGCACCCGGACGGCAGCAGCGAGACGCTGGCCACGGCCGTGATCGGCGATCGCAAAGGCATCGCCGACGCGGATCGCGCGGCAAAGCGCAAGGCGCTCGACATCATCGAGGGCAAGATCATCGCCGGATCAGTGGCCCAGTTGATCGAGCGGTTCCGCGACGAGATCGCGCCCACCCATTACCTGGACCAGTCCAAGGATGGCCTGGCCGTCAGGGAGTCCGGCTACAAGAACCTGACCAAGTTCTTCGGCAAAATGGATCCGAAGTCGCTGCGCATGCTGCACGGCTATCAGTACCTCGATGCGCGCGCCAAAGCCGGCGCGCCGGCGAAGGCGAACAAGGAATTGTCGCTGATGTCGACGATCTGCAAATACGCAGTGCGCTGGGGCGTGATTGAGGCGATGCCGTTCACGGACATCATGCAGAACGATATCGAGAAGGATGTGCGGACAATCACACGCAGCCAGGTGGTGCGTTTTTACCTGTGGTCGCTGCGTCAGACCGCCACCTTCCGCAACCTGGGTTGCGCGGCCATGTTTACTTACCTGACCGGCTTTCGTGCGGCAGAGGTGCGGCCGTTCCATATCGATGGCAAAACGAAGGAAGGCGTGCTTGTCACCAGCGCCAAGCGCAAGAAGGGCCAGGCCGAGGTCATGAAACTGCGGGAGTGGTCAACCAAGTTGCGTGTAGTTGTCGCGCGCGCTGAGCAAACGCACTCTGTTCCTCGCCAGTTCCTTTTCGCTAATTCAAAAGGCCAAGCATACACGCGGTCGGGGATGGGGTCAGTGTGGCAGGACGCCATGTTCGAGTGGATCGCGTCGTTTGACACCGAGGCGGCGGCAGCACTTGCTCGCAAACGCGCTGCCGAGCTGGAATATATCCTGGCGTACAAGAAGGGACTGAAAGTTGCGAAATATGAGGCCGACTACCGGCTGGCAGACCACGCACAGTATTTTTCACTGCAGGACATCCGGCCAGCGGCAATCACAGCCAAGTTCGACCAGCGCAACGTTGACGCATATGATTTCGCCGCTCATGCGAACCCCAGCACCACCCACAAGCACTATGACCGCAGGAAAATAAAGAAGGCGGGCGCAACCGAGTGAGTATTCTACGTAGGCTGGTCACTAGTCCCATCACAACCTGGAAACCTATTGCCATCCAAGCCAAGAAAATGAACTTCCTGTCTGAAAACCTTTATGCAAAAACCGACTCTAAGGTCCGCTTTCACCCAAAAGAGGAAGTTCAGCAGATCAGTTAATTATACCGAGCGAGTAGCCTTTCGCTACTGTGTATTATTGTGAGGTAATTCTATAATTTCGCGATTTGGTATATCCATTTGATGAGATATATGGGCTGCCATAGCGTTAGCGACTTCGCTTGCAATTTTCACCGCCTGAGTTTTCGAAATAGGGGCTCCTGGCTTGAGTCCGTATTTCTCCATCGATATCTTCAGCGCTGTTTCTAGAGTATTGTTGAGGCTTCGTTCATCCGCGCGCCTCAATAGGGGGCCGATCATCTTCTCTAGCTCAGAGTGGTAATTTTCAAACCCATAGCCGCTGACAATCTTCTTTACATCCTCATCCGCCAAGGGCCAGTTCAAAGTCACGTGGGCTGGCTTCCCTGTAGTAGGATCAAGGGCATAAATCTCATTGATCGGTGGCCCATCGTAACGTTTGCTAAGAACAATTAACCACCGTGCGAGACCAAAGTATTCCACATACGCAAACAGTTGATTCGACGCCTGGTCACTATACAACCCCAAGCAATGAAAGAATGCCCCATGAGGGCGATCCTTCACTAGATCGGATAGGTACCCAAGCCCACAACAACTTGCATCGCTTGGCAGCACTTGGCCGGCCTCATCGAGTACCGGTTCTGATAAGAGAAATTCTTGAGTATTTTCGCAAATCGAGGAGGGTATACCCCTCGAAAATGCAAAGGCCAAGGCTGTTTTTACGACCGATCTGTCCGCCAACTCCCCCCCAAACTGCAGTTGAATCTTGAGAGGCTCCTTAAGATAGGTAGTTTTAATTTGCGCCTGTTCTAACGCTTGAGCTTTGTTAATTTTAGGATAACGTTTCGCCAGCTCATTAATTTTCCTGGTAGCTTCCTTCATCGTCCTCGGAGTCATGGAGATTTTGACGCTTCCGTCTTCCTCAACTCTGGAAAATGCAAATTCCGCTGGCTCCAACGAACCGTTGTTGAGAAGATTAAACCTCTTCCCTGACACGGTCTCCACAACGGCAGGAGGGACCTCACCACGATCCCGAACAATTCCAAGCGTTAACGATAGCCAATGGAATTGATCAGCAAGGACGGTGTCCCATGTTGCTCCCTTGTTGTTGTTGCAAGAGTTACATATGAAGCCACCGATTTTTACGATGCCGCCAATCGAATTTGGAATGATATGTTCTTTTGTCCAGTTTTCTTCGCTTAACGTTACTGGGCACAGTGCACAATGAGTGTTCATGCTGGTTTCGGGTTTATTGTCATTTGTTTCGCCAACGAGGAAAAATAGTGAGATGCCTGGTTTGGCTGTTGGGCTAAGTTGGCGATCAAGTCATCGAGGAATATTGCTGAAATGAAAATATCGTAGACTATCTCGACCGGCATGTCCTCCAGCAGGAAGAGGACGGTCGAGTACTTACGAAATCGGCACCCCCGCTAGCGATCCGCCAAAGTTAACGCATCTAGCTACAGCTACAGCTACAGTTTGTAGATCGCCTTCAATTCACGTTGCAGGACATGGAAGCCTCCTTCGATGTTGCCTTTCGCAAAAGGTATGTACGCAACACCTGACAGATTCGTCGGAATGTTGACGCCCTCTTCGTGCAGCAGCACTACCTGGCTTCGTCCGTAGCGGCCTTGGAAGAAACCGATCTCGTGCATAACGTTCTCGCGAACTCGCGCTTCATCCTCATTTGCAACATCGTCACCTGTCATCACGATCACCGCGCTATCACACCGGTCGGCGTTATCGATCAGCTTCTCGATGATTGTGCGCCCCTGATTGGGTTCCTGCGCAAGCTCAATAGTAGGAATCGCGACATCCTTCTCAATGAAAGGTTGTACCCGTCGCCAGTCTTCTGAATGGCCATGTGTGAGAAATACCCTTCGCCGTGCCTCTCGCTTGGGCTGCTCTAGCTCGCTGTTCGCGCGCATTTCAAAAATCTGGTCAATGTCTCGACATAAACGCTCGGCTTGGCGGCGTGAGTAATGCCGTGGGGCGGGTTGGCCACTACTGAGTGTTGCCATCTGCATTTCCGGCTCTATGGCTATAGCTTGAAAGTCGCCGTATAGGTCAGGGAGCAGTCTTTTTAGCGCTTCGAGGCACTTGGCCGCTTGCATAAAATAGTGCTCAACCAACTCTGGTTCGAAATTGGTACGAGTCAGCACTACGCCATTGTCGCGACCTCGGCCCACGTTCTCGCTCATCACCGCGCTTATTGCTCTGCCAACGCCGGCGAGCTTCGACATGACAACAGACAGTTCACCGCTCAT